TGATGGAGATCGACCAGCAAACCGAAGACAATGGCGGGCCGTATGGTTTCTCGCGCAAAACGCTTGCCGAGCGCGTGGGGGTTTCGCCGTATCGTGCCCGCGCCGCAATCGATCGCTTGGATTCCGAAGGCATGATTGATGTCGTCTCGCGTTATAGCGACGACGGCGGTCAGCTTGCAAATGGCATTTGCCTCACCGAACATGGCAAGTGGTATCTTGAGGGCGTCCGTACCGGCATGCTCGTTCAAGAAATGATCGAGGACGAGGTTGCTGATCGATAGCAGCATGTAACCCTTGCCATAGCGACGCCGCCTGGGAAACCGGGCGGCGTTTTGTTTCAAGATTGAGAAATGCAATCGCACGCGAGAAAAATTGCGAACGGTCCGCCTCGCGAGTATTACAATGAAGACCCGTAAGATGTGGATAAACAACTTCTACGGGAAGCGCAGGTAACTCAATATGACCAAGCATGTGTTCGTAACCGGTGGCGTGGTTTCGTCCCTGGGCAAGGGTATCACCGCGGCCTCGCTGGGCCGTCTGCTCAAGTCGCGTGGCTACAAAGTAACGATGCAGAAGGCCGACCCGTATCTGAACGTCGACCCCGGTACCATGAGCCCGTTCCAGCATGGTGAAGTCTTCGTTACCGAGGATGGTTACGAGTCCGACCTGGACCTGGGTCATTACGAGCGCTTTATTGATGAGAACCTGACCCGCGATTCCAACTTTACGACCGGTGCCATCTACAAAAGCCTAATCGCCCGTGAGCGTCGCGGCGACTTTTTGGGCGGTACCGTGCAGGTGATTCCCCACGTCACCAATGCCATTAAGGACAAATTCCGCCGCATTGAGGAGCAGACCGGCTCCGATGTAGTCATCACCGAGCTGGGCGGCACGATCGGCGACATCGAGTCCCAACCGTTTGTCGAGGCCATCCGTCAGTACCGCAAGGAGGCCGGCCCCGAGAACGTCTGCTACATCCACGTGTCGCTCGTTCCCTATATCGCCGCCGCCCACGAGGTCAAGACCAAGCCCACGCAGCATTCCGTTAAGGAGCTCCGCAGCTTTGGTATCCAGCCCGATATCATCGTGCTACGCTCCGACCACCATATCGATGACGCTATCCGCGGAAAGATCGCAAGCTTCTGCGACGTCGACACCGATTGCGTCTTTACCAACGAAGATTGCGCGAGCATTTACGATGTTCCGCAGCTGCTTGCCGAGCAGGACTTTGACCTGCGCATTTGCGAGCGCCTGGGTCTGGATCCGCGTGAGCGCGACATGAGCGAGTGGAACGAGTTCCTGCGCAAACAGAATCACGCCAACCATCACGCCGACAAGGTGAAGATCGCCGTCGTGGGTAAGTACACGCAGCTGCCCGATGCGTACCTGTCGGTTATCGAGGCCCTGCACCATGCGGGCGTCTTCTACGATCGCCATGTGGACGTCCAGCTGGTCGACGGCGAGAGCCTCGACGAGCAGAATGTCTCCGAGGTTCTGGGCGACGCCTCGGGCATCTTGGTTCCCGGCGGCTTTGGCAAGCGCGCCCTGGAGGGCAAAATCCTCGCGGCCGAGTTTGCCCGTGAGCACAAGATTCCGTATCTGGGCATTTGCCTGGGTATGCAGGTCGCCGTGTGCGAGTTCGCCCGCAACGTTGTCGGCCTTGCCGGTGCCAGCTCCTCCGAGTTCGATCCGGACGGTCCGTATAGTGTCATCGATCTGATGAGCTCGCAGGAGGACGTGACCGAGAAGGGCGGCACCATGCGCCTGGGCGCCTATCCGTGCAAGCTCGCCGCCGATACCCTCGCTCGCGAGGCATATGGCGAGGAGCTCGTCTACGAGCGTCACCGTCACCGCTTTGAGTTCAACAACGCCTTCCGTGACCAGCTCGAGGACGCCGGTTTGGTTATCTCGGGTCTGTCGCCCGACGAGCGCCTGGTCGAGATGGTCGAGCTGCCGCGCGACGTGCATCCGTGGTATGTGGCAACCCAGGCTCATCCCGAGTTCAAGAGCCGCCCGACCAACCCGCAGCCGCTGTTCCGCGAGTTCGTGCGCGCTTCGATCGGCCAGCACGAGGGTGTCGACCGTCTGCAGGTGACGCCCATGAACCTCGCTACGGACTAAGGGTGCCGGCGAATAAGGAACATACCGAAGCTACTCCCTCGTCGCTCGCCGTGGCGGCGGGGGAGTATCTCGATTACCTCGCGGTCGAGCGAGGTTTGGCGCGCAACACGATTGCGGCCTATCGTCGTGACCTGACGACGTACTGCGCCTATCTGGAGCGGGCGGGTATTGTGTCTTTTGAAGAGGTGACCCGTCAGGTCGTGGAGGGCTTTGTCGCCGACCGTCGCGATGGGGGCTATTCGGATGCCTCGGTGGAGCGTGCGCTTGCGGCCGTGAAGGGCCTGCATGCCTTTTTGGTGCGCGATGGGGCTGTGGCCCAAAATCCAACGGCGGCGTTGCGCCTGCCTAAAAAGGCTGAGCGTTTGCCGGAGTATCTATCGGTGGAGGATGTCTCGGCGCTGCTCGATCAAGACTTCCCCGAGGGCGAGATGGGCTTGCGCGACCATGCCATCTTGGAAGTGCTCTACGGATGCGGTTTGCGTGTGAGCGAATTGGTGGGGCTCGATGTGGGCGATATCCATATTGACGATGGCTTTGTACTCGTTCGCGGTAAGGGCTCAAAGGAACGCCTGTCCCCGCTGGTGGGAAGCGCGGCGCGAGCTCTGACGCTTTATGTAACTGAGGGGCGTTCTCGCTTGGCGGCCCATGCCCGCGGAACCGAGACCTCGGCGGTCTTTTTAAATAAGAACGGCCGCCGTCTGTCGCGCCAGGGCATCCATGCCATCTGTGAGCGCTACGGGCGCCAGGTGGGACTGGTGGGGCTCCATCCCCATACGCTGCGTCACTCCTTTGCCACCCATATGCTTGCGGGCGGCGCAGACCTCCGTGTGCTACAGGAGATCTTGGGACATGCCGATATATCGACCACGCAGGTCTACACGCATGTCGATCGTACGCAACTGACCGAGGTCTATTTGGCGGCGCACCCGCTGGCACATCGTTAACACATCGCTGACCTGCATATTTATAGGTATTTGGGGACGGGCTCCAGATTGCCGCGGCGTGCTTTTGCGCGCGCATGGGCAATCTGGGGCCCGTCCCATTTTTCGCCACTTGGCGTCGCGGTGGTGGGCCGTGTGTGCCGTGGGTGGGGGAGTTTGGGGGCGATGTGAACGGCGTGTAAAGGGACGTAAAAATCACCTCAAGGTCAACTTGAAGGTTGAGGTTCACGGACGTGGTTCTACAGGTGGCACATTCAACGTAACTGTGAACGTAACTGATGAAACTATCGCTGAATGGGAAACCTTAATCAGCGAATACAAAACAGCAAAAGCAGATGGAAAATCTATGTGGTATGAAGAATACTTCCCGTCTCTTAAGAAAGCGTTCTTCACCAAAATCGAGCCGCCGACAATCATTCCTAAACCAGCAAGAGATCAGAACGGACTGTTAACCGTTGAAATGTCTCTTACTATCAATGAATATGTCGGACCGGGCGACGCAATAGTTCCAACTGACAGCGGCATTTAAACATATTTGGGAGGACAAATAATATGTATAAAGTTTTAAAAATCGGCGGCAAAGACTACAAACTTGAATATGGGATTGAAGCATCACTGTTTGATGATTGCGTGAAATCTGTGATGAATATGTTAGTTTCCGCAAGCGGCGGAACGGACAAAAGTCTCAGGGAGATGGTTTCTGGAATGAGTAGCATCCCGAATACTGCACTCAATGCGTTTTATGCCGGATTACTTCAATATCATGGCAATCATCCTGATGGTGATGGTACTGTCCCGGATTTAGATACTGCCAAAAAACTTGCAGCGCAGTATATGTCTGAGCATAAAGATGATGAGCAGGGCAACTTCTACGGTATCTTTTCTATGTGCATCGAACAAATGGAGGAAGACGGTTTTTTCAAGTTAACAGGTCTGGAAACGTTCATGGACAACTTGAATGCGGCGATGGACTCTGTGAAAGCGAAGAAAACACCGAAGAAGCCGACAGATCATTTGAAAAAAGCTACAGCGAAATAATCTGGGATGAATTATATCCAATGGCTGTGCGCATTGGAATGTCAAAAAAAGAATTTCTCAGGAGCACTCTTAAGGACTTGAGAATCCGTATAGAACAATACGGAATCTCAAAAAATGAAGAAATTCAGTCGCAGTTAATAAACATGGACTATCAGGCATGGCTGACCGGATTGTATGTCAAGACGAGTATTTCGTGCGCATTATTTCCGAGAAAGGTTAGTTATCCGAGCAAACCAATTACGCAGGAAAAACAAAATAATTGGGTCAAACACAATCCAAATACGCCAAAGAAATCAGAAGCAGAACTAAGACAAGAAGAACGTTACTACGAACTTCTTATCAGGCAGGCAAATGCAAATATATCTGAAATAGGCAATAAAGAGGGCAAGCAGGATGAATAGTAGTCTTGCTTGCCCTTTATTTTTTTGAAATAAAGGAGGTGCTTATATGCCTGACAACACAATAGATAGCCTTGCGATAGAGGTCAGCAGTAACGTATCAAATGCAAGTAAATCCATTGATGATTTATGCAATAAACTGAATCGTCTGAGTAGCCGTATGTCTGAGAGTATCAAGCATCTTAGAGACTTTTCAGCTTCCGTAGGTACGGTCAATTCTGCTGTTCAAGCACTTAAATTAGACAGGCTTGATTTATCAACGATAAACAGTCAATTGCAACAGTTTGTTCAGTCTATGAGTGCGCTCGGTA